TGTTGCAAACGACAAACTAGGAGATAATGGTTCTAAGATAGGTATTAGTATTACCGAAGAATCATTAGAAGGTTCTTCTATTGGCGCCTTTGCTAAATTAGAAGTTGGTGTAGATACTGATGATGATGCTTCGAATACATTTGATTCAAGACTAGCATATGAAGGAGTTTCTACCGATCTTGGAAGTATTTCTGCTGGTCGTCAATCCCACCCCTATACAGATAATGTTGCTTCTACAGCAAGTGTCTTTGAAGTATATGGTGGAAGTGCCTCTCATTCTTATGCATCTAGAAGTTCAAACTCATTAGCATATTCAAACACAATAGGTTCTATATCGATTGATGCTTTGACTGTTGTTGATGGTTCTTCTGGACAGAATAATGGTTGGGATGCATACGAGTGGTCTGCTTCTACTGACATTGCAGGAAATACAGTATCAGCAGGTTTTGCTGATGATGTTGTAAATGACATTTCTTACTATGGTGTTAGTGCAATAACTGAAGTGGGTCCTTTAAGTGTAGCATCTAGTTATACAATCAAGGATACTACTACTGATTTATCAGCATACGAAGTCGCTGCAACTTACAAACTTCTAACAGTAGGTTATGGTGATTTAGAAGGAACAGGAAATTATAAAACTGTTGGTGTTTCAAAATCACTAACAAAGGGATTGACTGTTTTTGCTGAAACTCAAATGGCAGATTTAGATACTGGTACAGACACAACTTCATGGTCTATCGGTTCTAAATTTAGTTTCTAATATATTTGAAGTTAATAGTATCCCCTATTTTATAGGGGGTGCTTTCTATTTAATTTTTCCATTAATAAAATTCAATTCTTCAATACTATAAGGCCACATTAGGAATAAAATCGTTTATATAAACTAGAGTAACGATTACCATTAATTGATAAGCTATCTAAATGTTTCATTCTAAATTCTAAATCGGCATGATCTTCACTCTTAGCGAGATAATCTTCATGTGCTTCTTGGTTAGTTTTTGCCCAAGTAAAAATAAGTTTAATAAGTTTTTTCATTTTTTCATTCCTTTCTGAACTGCGAAAGATTCAATCGCCGACCTCCAGTCGGAGCCATATTCATTTTTGAAGTACCGAATAAGCTCAGGGGAGATGCCGCTATAAGAATCATCCATAAAATTATAGTTAATAGAAAATAGTTTGGTAAAGTTTTTAAAAAGTTTTGACATTGTAGTCCTTTCATTCACAAAATATTTAGAGAAGAAAGTATTGAGTTCTCTTTGTTATTTTGATACGACACCTATGCGTTTTTGATATAGTGTCTCCACCACATCTTACATACTACATATATAATTCTTGGTTATTATAAGTACTCATGTGCGTCCTTCAGAGACCCCTCCAAGCTAGCTTGGAACCAGAGTTAAGAGTTCTTAGTAATGGTCTTGCGATAGTTGTATGATAGCATAATGTATGACTTTAAATAGGTCGTTCTTATTGCGGCCATCTTTCTTACCATATCTTTGAGCATACTTTAGAATGTTACCCATACAGAAACCTGTACCATGACCTTGGTCAATGATAGTCTCGGTTGCCTGTCTAGTCACATCTTTGGCATAGTGTGAACCATAAGTATTATTAATATAGTTTATGATATCGTCTAGTATTTGATCTTCTCTAAATTTATATTCTGGCATTGTTTCCTTTCATTTGTTTTTGTTGTTTTGTGTATTGCATATTGACATTTTTAATTATTTTACTTCTAATGCCAGTAGGAGATAAACCTAACATTTTACAGTAATCAACGAATTGTGGGTCGTTTCCTACAATCCAGTCAATTGCTGATTTTTTGTGTTTAAGGTATTTCTTGTTTCTACCTTGATAACCAGCATCTTCTACAGCTTGCATGATTATTTTCATTATAAAATTTCCTTCATTTTCCATTATTATTAGTCTCCTATTATTTGTGAAAAGTACGCCCAACATTGGTCGCCATTTTCAGATTGATATCCGATTGATCCTAAATAGTCGAGGTCAGTATCATATTCTGAAATATGAGCACCTAGTTCTCCTGCAGGATCTTCTAGTTTAGTTGCAATTGATATGTCAGTAATTTTGCCATATCTCATGTTCGATCCGCAAGGTCTTGGACTTACAGCCACTTCGTCACCTATTTTAATTAACATGATTCTCCTCATCTTTTAGTCTTGCATATAATTCAACCGCCATGTTCAACTGACTAGCAAGTTCTGGCCATTTTGAAACGAGACTGTAAATAAACAAGTCTCTTTGGTTTACATCCATTCTTGCTATTTGCTCAACAGCTTCGTTAGCAATAACTTCATTCATAACTTCGATAGTATCCATAATATAATCCTTTCTATTGATTTATTAATTCTTTGTAGGCTAATTCACTTGCTTCTTCATATGAATAACCTAGTTCTTCGTATTTTTCTACGAGTGCGTCATATTGGGCATTTATCATTATAGGTAAATCCTCTGTGGCATATCTTCATCAGTAATGTCAAATGCCCACTGGTCCCATCTTTCTTTTTCTGTGCCTCTCAGGCAAGAATCCTTAATCACATACGGTCCAACTACAGACTGTATTGCTTCTTTGACCAAGTCTACTTCATAACTGAAATCGATTCCGTTCACATATAAAGCACCTCCAGTCCACTCTAACTCAATGATCTTGTAATCAAGTGCTGATCTGACTGATTTTTCAATTTCTTTATTCATGATTATGCTATCTCCTGTTCTAGAATCTCTTTTAGTTCAGATTCGTTATTGATGCCTATTAAATCCCAATCAATACTTTTCTCTCTTGCTTCATCACAAGCTTGAGCAACTGTTAAATTTTTATTTTTAACGTCATTGATTAGTTCTTCGAGATATTGTTCTGCTGTATCCCACAGCCAGTCTTTCACTTTTCCCATTATTTGTTCTCCTTATAATGTGTAATGTTAATAATTCTTCTTTCTGCTTTTTCTTTTTTGTATTGTTTGATTAGTAGGTGGCACAGAAGTGCCACTCCTAAAATTAAAAATAAATCGGCGCCGTTCATTATGCAGCCTCCATCATACTAAAAGGAACTCTGTACTCACGACCATTAAATTCAACAATCGCTTTTTTGATGTTAATCTCTTTAATAATACCATTGAAGATTTCTCTTTTAGAATTGATTAACACTTTATCGCCAACTTTAAAAGTTCTACGAAGCATCTTAGAAAGATTTTCTCTTCTAAATTTAACGGCATAAACAACTTCGTTTAGTTCTTTGGGTGACATCATCCCAATTTTACTGATTATTTGATTGATTTTCATAATATAGTTTTCCTTTCGACTAGTTTAAGTATAAGGGACCTGTCCATTGCATAAAGTAGTTACCCTCTAGAACATTTCCTCTTGGTTGATTAAGTGCAGGTGCAGCCCAACTTGCAGCCTTTAAAACATCACCTACTTTGAAATGTTTAAATGCTTTCTTTACAATAAAGGAGTGAACCATATTTTTACTAATTACTTTAATATACTTCTGTCCTTCTTTTATATCCCACTTGTTAGCAAATTCATTTTGCATATTTTTATTATCACAAAATTTATTGTAATCTTCATTAGAAGCGTTGATTAAATTATTGATACCTTCATCAATAGTTTTTGCAGGGTTTTTTATTTTTATCATATTGTAGTCCTTTCGTTTGGTTGATTATGTATCCATTATACACTAATCAATGTGTAAGTCAAGAAAAAAATGGTCTAAAAAACCTTTATTTTTCAACAAATTAGGGGTGCAGAATGTCGCACACTCAAAACCCTTTATTTTCTGCGATTTTTTTAATTTTTTTGTCATTTTTTCGATTATGTATCCATTATAACAGAAAAAAGCAGTAATGCAAGCACTTTCGGGCAGCAAAAACCCTTATTTTCTGCGATTTTGTGGAATAAATCCATTTTTATTCAAAAAAGTCTGTAAAATCACTATATTTTAGGGGGTTTGCAAATTTCTTATAAATAGTTTATATAAAATTAAAGGGAAAAACCAATGTACGAGTATAAATGCAAAATTATTAAAATCATTGACGGAGATACCGTTGATGTAGACCTTGATTTGGGATTTGGTGTCTGGCTCAGAGACGAAAGAGTAAGAATTATGGGCATTGATACTCCAGAATCAAGAACAAGCGATCCAATAGAAAAGATTTTTGGTCTTGCTGCTAAAGAAAGAGTAAGCCACTTACTAGGAGATGATGCAACTCTATTATCACAAGTAAAAGGTAACGGAGAAAACATGAAAGGTAAGTTTGGTCGTATTCTTGGTGATTTCAGAACACCACAAGGTGACTTATTAACTTCTAAGTTAATGGAAGAAGGTCATGCTGTAGCATATACAGGTGGTAATAAAGAAAAGATTCAAATGAAACATTTAGAGAACAGACAAAGACTAGTTAATGAAGGCAAAGTTAATGTTGATGGTATGGAAATAACCAAACCTGCATTAGTACAAAAGCCTATCGTTGAAGAAGTTGTTGAAGAGGTTTCAGAACCTGTTAAAAAAACAACTAAGAAAAAAACTACTAAAAAGAAATAGGAGATTATTATGAAATTTTTATCAAAGTTGTGGAAAAAATTGGGCAAAGGAACTGAAGTAGAACCAGAAGCAAAACCAGTAAAGAAAACACCAACAGTTAAAAAAGTAACAAAGAAGAAAACTAAAAAGAAAACTGCAAAGAAAAAATAATGAGAGGCGTTTTTGTTATTAAAGACAAAGGTGAACTTTTAGAGTTTAGTGATTATGACGACATACCTAAAAGTTTTGACAATGTTATAAGATTTGAACCTACTTCTCCTGAACCTCCTCATACAGAGGAAGAACATGAGGAGATGGAAAATTATAACGACAAGTTAAAAGAGTTAATGAAAAGAGAAAAAAATTAATGCCTGCTGTAACAAGAATTGGTGATGCTGATGTAGCACATTGTAGTGGTATGACAAGAGCACAAGGTTCTTCAAATGTATTTGCTAATGGCATAGGTGTGTCAAGACAAGGTGATGTGAATACTACTCATTTACTACCTGGTGATCCTTGTCCAGCACATACAGCAGGAATTACCTCTGGATCAGGAACTGTGTTTGTTAATGGTAAAGGTTGTGGTCGTGTTGGTGACGGCATAAGTGCTTGTACATCTGTGGCTGCAGGATCATCAAATGTATTTGCAGGTTAACGGTATAAATATACCAAGGAGAGATTACTAAATGTCAAGGTATGACGCTACACAAACAAACGAAAGTTCAAGAAGTTCTAGAACATATAAAGATTTAGATTTAGATTTTCAAAAAAATATTGCAACTAGTGATATACAAAAACTTACGGATGTTGAGGCAGTAAAAAGAAGTGTAAGAAACTTGATTAATACAAATCATTATGAAAGACCTTTTCATCCTGAAATTGGGTCTAATCTAAGAGCGATGTTATTTGAAAATATATCTCCACAAATGACCCATGTTATTGGTAAACAAATAGATTTATTAATTAAAAATTATGAACCAAGATGTAGACTAGTTCAAGTTAATGTAAAACCAATGATAGACAGAAATTCATATGCTGCTACAATATCCTTTTATGTAGTTAATTATCCAGAACCAGTACAAGTAGAAACATTTTTAGAAAGATTAAGATAAAATGGCAACCAAATTAGAAATATCAGAATTAGATTTTGATGGTATAAAAGATAATTTAAAAAACTTCTTATCTCAACAAGACGAATTTAGAGATTACGACTTTGAAGGATCTGGTATGTCTGTTCTTTTAGATGTACTTGCCTATAACACACACTATTTAGGATACAATGCTAATATGTTAGCAAATGAAATGTTTTTAGATAGTGCTGATTTAAGATCAAGTGTTGTATCA